TAGGATAAAATAATGTCATTCACGAAATATAATTCAGACGGAGTTTCACTCCGTAATCGCGTACAATATACGCAACTAGAAGATGAGATCATTCGAGTCGAACAATCACATAAAGATGAAGTCAATATCAATAATATAGTTAAACGTCATGGTCTCGATTTAATCGCTAAGACCGCTGCAATGCAGCAATTTACATATGACGAAAATCCAAATAATGATTTCCAAGAAGTCATGAACGCTGTATTAAAAGCGGAAAAATCATTTACGAATTTACCTAGTGGTATTCGTAAACGGTTCGATAACAATGCCGCAAAATTCATGGATTTCATATACAATCCAGAAAATAAAGACGAAATGGTGGAATTAGGACTAGCGGAGCGAAAAACTACTCCACCTGTCGTCCAGGTTGAAGTAATCAACCCACAACCAGCAGAGACTCCACCGGAGGCGTAACCCCTCGGGTGCTGCAAAAAGCGGCTAAGAACCGCAAAAAGGGCCTCTAGGGGCCCTTTTTTTATAAAAGGGTCTCTTGAGGCCCCGACAAGCGTAGCGCGTCAGAAACGAAGTCTATACGACGAGTAGGCACAGTATCCTACTTGATGTAACTGTGCCCCGTGGTCCCTGACCACGGAAAAAGCTTGCAAAAGCTTAAAAAAGAGCTAGTATAGCTCTATACATGGTAAATTTAGATACAGTCAGATATAGAACCGAATCATATTTATTAAAAGATTCTTGGGTTTTAGTAATATATGATCGTTATCATCGAACATTCACCAGGTATGTAAAAAGTTACATACCACAACAATTGGAGCTATTACTATGAAAAAACGATACAAAATGAGCGGTAAAAGCTCAAAACGCAAATTTAAAAAAAATGCAGGTACTAACAGGATGAATATGGCACCACGTCCAATGCGTGGCGGTACCAGGTTATAAATGGCATGCTTTCATCCAATAACAGCCTATCAACCAATAACAGGCGGACAGGCTATATTCCACGAGAAAGAAAACCATCGAGCAATAACAATACCATGCCGACAATGTGTCGGCTGTAGGCTCGAACACTCTCGACAATGGGCTATGCGTATAACACATGAAGCATCTCAACATTCCGACAATGTATTCATCACCCTCACATATGACGCAGATCATCTGCCACCTGATTGCTCTCTCAGAAAAAGCGACTTCCAAAAATTTATCAGAAGTCTCAGAAAACGTACAAAGAAAAAAATCCGCTACTATCACTGCGGTGAATACGGCGACCGAAACAACAGGCCGCATTATCATGCAATTCTCTTCGGGCATAACTTCAATGACTGGGTCTATCTATTCGACTCTCCATCTGGTGAACCTATATACACATCACCGACTCTCGAAGCAATATGGAAAAAAGGATTCGTAACGGTGGGAACCGTCAACTTCCAAAGCGCCGGCTACGTCGCACGATACTGCATGAAAAAACTCAATGGGCCAAAAGCCCACGAAAGAAACCCAGACACCGGCCTAAAACACTATGAAAGAGTTAACTCATTTACTGGTGAGATTATTCCAGTCCTGCCTGAATACTCAACGATGTCTACCCGTCCTGCTATTGCTAATAATTGGATTGCTCGTTATACACGAGACGTATACCCTAAAGATTTTACTACAATCCGAGGAATGCGCTCCAAACCACCACGATCATACGACAGATACCTTGAGTCTATAGACCCTGATATGTATGACGATATAAAAGCAGGACGTCAACTACAAGGTTACAACTCTGATGACAATACCGATGCGCGGTTGTCAGTCAGGGAAACAGTAAAACGCGCACAATTTAAACTATTAAAACGGAGTCTCTAATGAGAACAAATATATATTCGATTTACGATACAGTCGCAAAAATCTTCAACAAACCATTTACGGAGCACAACGATGAGTCAGCGAAAAGATCATTCCAGACGGCAAGCACGGATCAGCCTCACCGTGCTGATTATAACTTATATCATCTTGGTTACTATGATGATACTACTGGTGAGATCATTCCAGTAGACCCATTAAAAATATACAGTGGTCTAGAACTTAAACCCACTGTTTCTTCAATAACTCCTGAAATGCAGTTACAAGACCTTAAACAACAGGCATAATAACAACGGGCAAGGATGCCCTCTTTAGAGGAAAAAAAAATGCAATCAGTAATGACACATAACTTTAGTCAGGCTCCATCGATTCAGGCGCCGAGATCATCATTCGACCGTTCACATGGTCATAAATTTACAATGGACGCCGGATGGCTCGTGCCCTTCTATTGGGATGATGTACTTCCCGGAGATACGTTCAATATGAAAACCACAGCATTTGCCCGCTTGGCTACACCTTTATTCCCGATCATGGATAATATATTCATTGATACACATTTCTTTTTTGTTCCTTATCGTCTTATATGGGATAACAGTAAAAAGTTTTTTGGAGAACAAGCTAATCCATCTGATACGATTGATTATACGATACCAGTGTTGGAAGGAAGTATAGTTGGTTCACAAGGAGCTGCTGATGTATCTACTGATGGTGGACGTTCCGCAGCACTTATGAATTATTTAGGTGTGCCTGATGGTATAACACCAGATGATGTAAGTCCGAGTGCATTACCATGGCGCGCATATTCTCGAATTTACAATGAATGGTTTAGAGATCAGAATTTAATAGATAGTATTGATTCTGAAACAGATGATGGACCTGATGATATAGATAATGGAGCAACATTTGACAAATATATGTTGCAAAGACGTGGAAAACGTCATGATTATTTCACTTCGGCATTGCCCTGGCCACAAAAAGGCGATGCAGTTTCAATACCTTTAGGAACATTAGCACCTATTCAGGGTATAGGTATTACAGATACAGTAGCTTCAACTGGACCTATAACACCACGAGAAACGCCTGATAAAACAAGTTCAGGATATCCTTTTTATAAAACAAGTGGTGATGCTCAATTACGTTTCGAAATGTCTGCTGCAACAAATGCATTTCCAGCTATTTATGCAGACTTATCAGATGCAACAGCTTCAACAATCAACGATCTACGTGAAGCATTCCAGGTACAAAAACTTCTTGAACGCGATGCAAGAGGCGGAACACGCTATAGCGAACTGGTTAAAAATCATTTCGGTGTACAATTCAATGACGTATCATATCGTCCCGAATATCTAGGTGGCGGAAGCACACCAGTAAATATATCTCCAGTTCCACAACAGGGTGTAACAACCAGTGGAACACAAACAGGTGTCGGCGACTTATCAGCTATTGGAACCGCAACACTCAGCAATCATGGTTTCACAAAATCATTTGTTGAACACGGTATCGTTATGGGAATAATGAGTGCGAGATGCGACCTCACTTATCAGAAAGGCTTGAGACGTGAATTATCAAAACAAACACGTTATGACCTATATTGGCCCAGTTTGGCGCACCTCGGGGAGCAGGAAATCCTGAACAAAGAACTGTTCTGTGACGGGTCAGCTAATGACGATCTAGTCTTTGGTTATCAGGAACGATACGCAGAATACCGTTATAAACCTTCACAAATATCTGGTCTTTTTCAATCAGATGCGTCAGGTTCACTTGACCCTTGGCATTTATCACAAGATTTTGCAACGTTACCGACACTTGGTCAGTCGTTTATTGAGGAAGATGGTGGAACAACATCGGTCTATGATCGTGCAATTCAAGTACCATCAGAACCCCACTTTATAGTGGATACTTATAACAAATTAATCTGTGCTAGACCTATGCCAACCTTTGGCGTTCCTGGCATGATCGACCATTTCTAATGAGTGTTTTAGACGATGTTGTCGATTATGCTAATCCTATAAAATTATGGGAGGATTTCTCAGGCGTTAGTCAAGTAGAAGCGATGAATGAGGCTAATAAAGATATAGCCTCTGCTCGTAATGTTTTTGAATCAGAGGAGGCCACAAAAGCAAGAGAATTTAGTGCTACTGAAGCAGATAGACTGCGTGATTGGCAAGTATCACAAATTAATAAACAACTCGGCTTCGAAGAACGCATGAGTTCAACAGCCGTTCAACGTCGAATGCAAGATATGAAAACAGCAGGTATAAATCCAATATTAGCAGGAAAATTCGACGCATCTTCACCCTCGGGAGCTGCCGCAGCAGGCTCACAACCAGCAACAGCAAAAGCAAATGCACATGGAGCAACCATGGCAGCAAAACCAAGTGGTGCCGCTCAATTATCTTCTGCTTTAGATCTAATGCAGAAAGTAAAAAATATAGATAAAACTGCGGCTGATACGGCTAATATTCAACAAAATATGAATATTAAAAAGCCAGGTTCATCATTTGCAACCGATGCAGATAATGTATATAAGGGCATGAAAGACTTTGCTTCAGATGTCGCGCCGGCAATAGGAAGTGCTATAGGCAATAGCGCAAAAAATCTACGTGAAAGTACTGCAAAAGTTGGAAAAATAATGTCTCAAAAATACGATAAAGGAAAACAAATTTTTACCAAGCCTGGAGTAAAAGAACTATTTAACGTAATCGAAACTGACTACACACACCAATAGGATAAAATAATGTCATTCACGAAATATAATTCAGACGGAGTTTCACTCCGTAATCGCGTACAATATACGCAACTAGAAGATGAGATCATTCGAG